CCCGCCCCAAGGCCTCGCCGACTGGTGCCTGCTCACCCTCAAGGACGCCGGGTTCTCGTGCAACACCATTGTCATGGACCCGGACGCCTGGAAGCTCTTCATCAACCATCCGAAGGTCCAGGGCAACACGGCGCTCCTCTCCCGGTTCAAAATCCAGACCGGCCAGATCGACCCGCAGCAGATCGAGGATGGCGTGGCCTTCTGCGGCACCATCAGCGACGGCATCGTCTTCTGCGACATCTGGGTCTACGCCGAGTGGTACGTGGATGACACCGACGGCACCGAAAAGCCGATGCTCCCCTCCGGCACCGTCATCTGCGGCAACACTCGCGCCCAGAACAGCAAGCTGTACGGCGCGATCCAGGACATGAAGGCGCTCAACGACTTGGGCGGCACTCTCATCGCCGCGCCGTTCTACCCGAAAACGTGGTTAACCGACGATCCCTCCGTGCAGTGGCTCATGCTCCAGTCGGCACCGCTCGTGGCCCTCAATCAGCCCGACGCATTCGTGGCCGCGAAGGTCAACTAACAGCCATCCGGCAGCGGATGAAGCGGAGGAACCATGAAACTCGTCGCACTGAACAGGATCAAGGGGCTCAAGCCCGAAGGCGCATACACCGAGGCGGGCGAGACGTTCGACGCCGAAGAGACCCAAGCCGAGGAGCTGATAGCCTCGGGTGCAGCCGAGGCGGTGGAGACCGAAGAGGCCCAGGCCGAGGAAGAGCCCGCCCCGGCCAAGAAGGGCAAGAAGCAGCAGGAAGAGGCATAAGCCATGGACTTTGCCGCCGATACCAAGCTGTTTTTCTCCGACTCCGACCAGACCGTAACGTTCAAGAAGGCCGGTCTCGCCGACAAAGCAGCTTTGGTCATCGATCTCTACATCAACAGCGAGGTCTACCCCCTCGACTCCCAGCACGAAAACAACCACTCATTTTTGCTGGTACAGAGTGGAAAGCTCGCGGGGGTGGACTATAGCTGGACCGCCGCTTACGACGGCATCGACTACGAGATCGTCGGCCTGGAGCCGGACGGCAAGGGGATAACCAGAGTGATTCTACAGGTGGATGCGCCATGACCATAGCAGAAATCGAAACAGCGCTGGCCGCGCGCATTACCGACAAGCTCCCCGCCATTGCGGCGGAGGGATTCCCGGAGCGGCCTGACGACTACCGCTTCAGCCACAACCTCGGGGTGGCGCTGGTGCGCTACTCCGGCACCACCTTCCACGAGGTGCGGGACATCGGCGTCATCTTCCAGGAAAGCCAGGTGGAGTTCGAGATCGTCCTGATCATGAAGCGGCTGCGCGGCGGGAGCGGCCTCTATAACTACCTCGACGCCGTCCGGCTGGCTCTAACCGGCTACCGCATCCCCGGTACCGCGAAGTTCTGGCCAGTAAAGACCGCCGACCCTGTGCCGGAGCAGGGGATATGGCAGTGCTCCACCACCTTCGCCACCATCATCCCGGCGGTGGAAGTACCTGATGACGAAGTACTGCCGCTGCTTGCGCAGCTTACCACGTCCGACAACTTTGGGGACGTGACAACCATTCCATAACGGAGGCCACAAATGGCAGACAAGACCTACACATACAGCGGCCCCATGTCCGGGGTGACCCTGGATGATGGCCGCGAGGTGCTTCTCCACCCGAACAGCACAGTGGAGTTGCCGGAAGATAACGAGTACGTGAAAACCCTGGCGGCGCTGGGGTACCTGACCGAGGCCCCGGCCCCGGCTGCCCCGCCGGAAGAGACCAAGAAAAAGGCAAAGGAGGGAGCGGAAAATGCCAGCTAATTTTCTCCACGGAGTTGAAACCATCGTCGTACAAAAGGGGGCGCGTCCCGTTCAGACGGTAAAGTCGGCGGTCATCGGCCTGGTCGGCACCGCCCCCATCTATGAGGCGGATGCGGCAGACCAGACGGTCAACAAACCGGTGCTGGTTCTTTCCGACCGCGACGCGGCCAAGTACTTCGGCAGCGCAGCCTCCGGCTACACCATCCCGCAGGCCCTGGACGCCATCTTCGACCAGGGGGCCGGTACCGTGATCGTCGTCAACGTCTTCGACCCCGCCGTCCACAAGACTAGCATTGCCGACGAGGCCAAGACCCTTGGCACCGACGATAAGGCAGCCCTCGCCCATATCGGCGTGCGCAACGTGGTGGTCAAGAACACCGCCGGGACAACCACTTTCATCAAGGACACCGACTACACTCTGGACGCCGTAAACGGCGTCATCACCCGGCTCACCACCGGCACCATCACCGCCGGTCAGTCGCTGAAGGTCTCCTACGATTACGCCGATCCGACCAAGGTGCTCGCTGCGGACATCATCGGCACCGTGGACGGCAGCGGCAACCGCACCGGCCTAAAGGCGCTCAAGGACGGCTACACCCTGTTCGGTTTCTTCCCGAAGATCCTCATCGCCCCGGTGTACTGCACCCAGGTAAGCGTGGCGACCGAGATGGACGCCACCGCCGGGGCCGTGCGCGGCATGGGGCTGGTGGACGCCCCCATCGGCACCACCGTGGCCAACGCTATCACCGGAAGGGGGCCGTCCGGGACGATCAACTTCAACTTCGCCAGCAAGCGGCTGGTCCTCTGCTATCCGCACCTGAAGGTGTACGACGCCGCCACCGACAGCGAGACGCTGGAGCCGTACAGCCAGCGGCTGGCCGGGGTGATCGCCTCCAAGGACAACGAGCGCGGGTATTGGTGGAGTCCCAGCAACACCGAGATCAAGGGGATTACCGGCGTCGAGCGCCAGCTCACCGCCATGATCAACGACCCCACCTCTGAGGTGAACCTGCTGAATGAACAGGGGATCACCACCATCTTCAACAGCTTCGGATCGGGCATCCGCACCTGGGGGAACCGGACGGCGGCCTGGCCGTCGCTCACCTCGCCGGACAACTTCATCAACGTCCAGCGGACCGCCGATATCCTCCACGAGTCGGTGGAGTACTCCATGCTCCAGTTCATGGATTACCCCATCAATCAAGCACTCATCGACTCCATCCGCGAGAGCGTCAACGCTTTCATCCGTACCCTTATCGGGCGCGGCGCGCTGATCGACGGGAAGTGCAGCTATGACGCGGCCAAGAACCCGCCGACCGAGATCGCCCTGGGGCACATCACCTTCGACATCGAGTTCATGCCCCCGACCCCGGCGGAGCGGATCACCTTCGAGTCGTACATCAACATCGACCTGTTGAAGAACCTGAAATAAACCACGAGGGGCGGGGTAACACCCGCCCGATGGAGGGATAGAAAATGGCGAACATCAAGATCAACCGCATCACGAATGCGAACGTCTACATCGACGGCAACAGCTTCCTCGGGCGGGCGGAAGAGATCAACCTCCCACAGATCAAGCATGCCCTGGCCGAGCACAAGGCGCTCGGGATGGTGGGCAAAGCGGAGTTCTTCAGCGGCATCGATAAGTTGGAGTGCAAGATCAAGTGGGCCTCCCTCTACAGCGAGGTCATGAAAAAGGCCGCCAACCCCTTCAAGAGCGTCCAGCTCCAGGCGCGCGCGTCTTTGGAGACCTACACCGGTCAGGGGCGCACCGCCGAGGTTCCGGTGGCGGTGTATCTCACCGGCGTCTTCAAGGATTTCCCTCTCGGCAACTTCAAGCAGCATGACAACGCCGAGTTCGAAACCAACCTGGCCGTGTACTACGCCAAGATGGAGATCGAAGGGCAAACCATCTTCGAGATCGACATCCTGGAGAACATCTACAAGGTGGATGGCGAGGACGTCCTGGCGCAGTACCGGACCAACATTGGCGGGTAGTCCGATGCCGACCGGGGAGACGCTCAAAGACGCGGTCAACCGGCTGCTGTTCCCGGCGGTCAACGTGCTGCGGGGGATAGAGCTGGACCTGGCCGATCACCCCGAGTGCCCTTTCCGGGTCATGGCGGTGAAGGCGACGGCCAACCTGATGACGCTGCTGGAGTTGGCGCAGAAGGAGAGCAAAACTCCGGAGGTTTCGCCGGAATAGCGGCTTCCATATTTGCCCCGTGGCGGGCTTTCGCGGGGCGGTCAAGGGGTAGGTATACCCCCAAAATCAACGGAAAAGGGGATGCACATGAAGATCACGCGGAAAAGCGCGGATGCGCTTGTTTTTGAGGAGGTGGAATTCAGGGAGCCGACTGTCGCCGACATGCTTCAAGCGGAGCGGCTGACGGGCAAAGGGGAAGGGATCGAATACCTCGTGGCGCTGGTGTCGTTGGTTGCCACTTTCGACGGTAAGCAGCTCGTACCGGAGGACCTGCGCCGGATGTCGCTCCCCGATTTTTTGCAGTTGTCGCAGGAGATCGGTTTAGCGGCGCTGCCGGAATCGGACACCTCGTCGTCTACCTCACTCGCGAAGGCAGATTTGGCATCGACAACATCAAAAAAATGACCTCGCAGGAGCTGGAATACTGGGTCAGCCAGACCAGCGACTACATCACGGAACTGAACCGGAACGCCGACCATGGCCAATAACCTCGTAAAATTCGGACTGCTTTTCACCGCCATCGATCAGGCCACCGCCCCCATGCGCAAAATTACTAGCGCTTTCGGCGAGGTGGAGAGATCGGTGGTGACTCTGACCGAAAAGGTCGCTGCCCTGAAGAAGAATATGGAGGCGATAGGTAAGGTCGGTGAAAAGATGAAGGATATCGGCAAGCCCCTGGCCGCCGTGGGGGCTGTCGGCACTCTCGGTATTCAGCAGACCGTGCAGAGCTTCGCCAATCTCGAGGAGGCACAGCGGCGGCTGCGTACAACTCTGATGGACTCTACCGGCTCGGTCGGGTCCGAGTTTGAGAAGTTGAATGCTCTGGCCGAGAAGCTTGGCACAGACCTCCCCGGTTCCACAAAGGACATGCTGGAGATGTTCATTGCTCTGCGCGAGCAGGGGGTGCAGACCAACGTCATTCTGGGTGGCGCGGGGGCGGCGGCCGCCAAATTCGCCAGCCTGATGAAGCTGCCGTTCGCCGAGGCAGCCACCCATGTGGCGAAGTTCTCCGAATCCATGGGGGTGTCCGACAAGGACATGGAAAAGTTCATGGATACGCTCCAGCGCCTGAAGTATGCCTCTGGCGTGGAGGTGGGCGACTTGGCCTACACCTTCAAGTACGCGGGCGGCTCATTGAAGATGCTGGGGCTCCAGGGTCTGGAGGGGGCGAAGCAGTTTTCGGCAGTGGTCGGCGTACTGGCGGCGGCGGGCATCGAGGGAAGCACGGCGGGGACCAACATGGCGCAAGCTCTGTCCCGCATGGCGGAGATAGGCCACCGTCTCGACCGGGGGCAGGTGAAAAAACTTGTGGGTCCCATCCTCGACAAGTACAGCATCGACCTTCAGTTCTTTGATGCTTCGGGCAAGTTCAAGGGGCTGCGGGAAATGACCGCCGAGCTTGAAAAGTTGAAGGCGCTCAACCCGCAAGAGCAGATCATCACCCTCAAGAAGCTGTTTGGCGACGAGGCCGCTCGTCCCCTGGCGGTGCTCTTGAAGGGCGGCGTGGCCGCATACGATGAAATGCTGCGGCGAATGCAGGCCCAAGCGGACATGGAGACGAAGATAAAAGAGATCATGTCCGGGGTGAAGATGCAGTGGGAAACCATGACCGGCACTGCGGCCAACCTCACCGCGCATATTGGTGGCACCTTCGCCAAATTGATGGACCTCCCAAATATACTCGGCAAGCTTAATGACCTGTTCGGCAGGCTTGATTCGTGGGTGCTTCTCCACCCGAAAACCGCTGGTGTCCTTGGCGGTATAGCGCTGGGCGTCACTGGGGTGTCTTTGGCCGCTGGTACGCTTCTTTTGACTGTTGGGACCTTCGCCACATTGTTGCCGAAGGTGGTGACCGGCTTTGAACTGCTGGCCGGTGCTCGCAGGGTCATCATGAGCACCACCGCTGCTATCCGCCTTATGGAGATCGCCAACTCTGGCAATATCTGGGGGGCGCTGAAGTGGAACATCAACGGGGCAATCACCTCCATGCGCACCTGGGTCGCCGTGCAATGGGCGGCCCTCCGAGCGAACATCCCGACGATTGCATCCCTCCGGCAGATGGCCGCAAGCTTTGCCGCAACCGTGGTAAGTGGCATAAGGAGCGGTATCAGGTCTGCCATGCTCTGGACTAGCACGCAATGGTCAGCGCTTCGCGCCAATTACCTCAACATTGCCTCGTTGAAAAGTATGGGGTCCGCATTCATTGGGACGGTGACGACGGCGGTCAAGACCGCCGCACTTGCGGTGTGGCAGTGGGTGGCGGCACAGGCAGCGGCCTTCCGCGCGAACTTCCTGACCCTCTCGGGCTTGCGCGGAATGGCGGTCGCCTTCGGCTCCAACCTGCTTTCAGGGATAAGGGCGGTCACGCTGGCAGTGCGCGGGTTTTCTGTGGCACTGCTTGGCACACCGATAGGCTGGATCGGCTTGGCTGTCGCCGGGGCGGCTTTCCTGATTTTCCGTTATTGGAAGCCGATCACCGCTTTTTTCAAGGGGGTGTGGACGGGAATCAAGGAGGGGCTGAAAGGGCTGGAGCCTGCCTGGAACCTGTTCAAGAAGTACGCCCTGGTCATCGCTCCGTTTTTTGCCCCCCTCAAGATGCTCTACACCGTCATCAAATCGCTATTCAAGCCGGTGGACGATACCGGTAAAGCGGCAGAAAGCATGGGGCTTCGCTTCGGGCGGGCAATTGGTCGAATTCTTACCAGCGTCGTCACCCTTCCAGGAAGGATGCTTCAGGCAGGGATGAACATCATCACCAGCTTGACCGATGGCATGCTCCGCATGATCAACAAGCCGGGTGAGGTGATGAAGAAGCTGGCCGACAAGATTCGGCGCTTCCTGCCTTTCTCCCCGGCCAAGGAAGGACCTCTTAAGGACATCCACCGTATCCGGCTGGTGGAAACCATCGCTGAGGCGGTCAAGCCGCAGCCGTTGGTCAAAGCGGTCAAAGGGGCTACGGCGGCGGCAATGATCGCGGCTACACCAGTCATGGCGGCAACGCCGAACTGGACTCCGCAGCAGACCGCTATGATGCAGCGCCGAGCTGCCCAGGTCACGGCGCAGACGCAGCGGGTCAAGCAGGTTGTGGAGCCCACGAAACTTCCGCCCCTCACGGTCCAGCAGCAAAAAATCAAGCGTTTCTACGAGACCGGCACGTCCGCCCTTCCTGCCGTTGCGCAGCCGGTTCGTGTTATACCGGTAGCTGCCCAGGTCACGGCGCAGACGCGTGCCCTGCCTGTGTCCGAGTTGGCCCGCCCCGTC